CTCACGGGTCGGCGAGATGCGGGGAATCTCACGGGTCGGAGTGATGTTGGACAGCTCACAGGTCGGCGAGATGTTGGGCAGCTCACAGGTCGTCAAGATGCGGGGAATCTCACAGGTCGGCGAGATGCGGGACAGCTCACAGGTCGGCGAGATGTGGGACAGCTCACAGGTCGTCAAGATGTGGGGAAGAAGCACTGCAAGAGATTTTAAAAACTGGCCAAATGTTAAAATATGGGTATCTCCAGAAGGCACATTTGAGATGGTGGCGCATCAGAACAAAAGCGAGGAATAACATATGCAGGAGCAGAAGAAAAACGAATCCTGGGGCGAATTCGAAGAGTTTTTCGCGACGGCAGTTATAAACCAGGCGAACAGGAGTACAAAAAGATGGTTCTTTGCATGGATGATAACAACGGTGGTTCTACTGGTTACCAATGCAGTGTGGATATCGGTTGTTTTTTAGGAGGTGGATACGATGATTGAATGTCATGAGCGGAGATATCCGGCGGCACTCAGTTATGTGGCTGTCATGAGCGACCCAGAGCGGGCAACGGAAGCATACGAAGAACATCAGCAGCGCGAAGACAAGTTGTTTTGGTTTGCTATGATCTGCTGGACTCTGACAGCCCTTGCGGTTGTCGCACTGGCATGAGTCGGAGAATGTGCCGAACGAACCGGGCGGCGGCGCTGACGGGCGCAAGCTGTTACACCGGGTACGCGAAGCCAAAGAAAAAGGCCGTCAGCTTGACGGAGCTGAACGGCCAACTGGTAAATAAATTACAGTTACAGTTTAACAGAGGTGGAGGTAAAAAGCAAGATGGATGAGGAAAATATGATTGGAATCCCGTATGAGGATTTTAAGGCACTAATGGAACAGAAAGGACGCGTTGAAGCTGCACTGGCTCTTTTAAAAACAGGAACAGGAAGCTATGTGAGAGGCCCTGAGATGATTGCTATTCTGACAGGAGATGCGCCATGTGGTGCGGAATAGGGCCGGAGGACGGCCACAGAGTTCCAGAATGCGAAGCATATGACTATGCAAAAGCACATCTGGATGAGATGCCGGAGAAGGACAAGCAGCTGTTCGTGGAGTTTTTCTTCTCCGGTAACTGGGTAAAGGAGGACGATGACGATGCTGAAACCGTATAAGGAACTGAGAAAGGTCGATGTAAGTGATTATTGCGTGGAGCGGGACGGCATTAAATACTTAAACTGGGCTATGTGTGTGGAACTTTTGCACGCATACGGCGCAGAAACGGTATATTTTGAGCCAGTTCCGAACCCAAGAACTGGCAGCAGCCTTTATTATACTGATCTGGAGTTTTCGGATAAGAACGGAATCACAAACCGTTGTTACGAAACCCGCATCAAGGTCGTGATCGACGACAAAGAGTATATCATGCAATCCCCGGTCATGAATGGGGCGAACCCGGTTAAGGATAACAGCATGAGCCAGCAGCGAGTTTGGAACAGTATGACCCGGTCGTTCGTCAAATGCGTTGCAATCCATACGGGCCTGGGTTTTGACATGTGGATGAAAGAAGAACAGAGACCGTTTTCGGAAGCCCCATTTTATGCTTATGCGGCAAGCGAAGCCCAGATTAATACTATCAAAATGCTGGCAGAGCAGCACAAGGTCAATATGGAGTCCTGGCTAAAAAAAGAGGGACGCACCTGGGAAACCCTGACAGAAACCGATGCTGGAAACATTCTGAATGCTTTCAAGGCCAAATGGGGAGATGATTAAGCGTGGAGAGCAAAGGAAAACTGATAAGTGCCGACAAAGACTGGGTATCTGGAAAATTCCGGCTGACATTTGAAATTGAGGACGATGTATCCGGCCAGATTGACGGCATTGCGGATAAGCCTCTGCGGATTAAGGCGGCACATTGGAGAGAAAAGCGTAGCCTTGACAGCAACGCATACTATTGGGCACTCCTGTCAAAATTTGCAGAAGCTCTCGATATCTCAAAACCGCGTGCACACAACATCATGCTAAGAGAGTATGGACAAGTTGATTTATCATCCGGCCATTTGAGCTATGCTGTAATTCCCGATACAGAAGAAGCGGAAAACGACATTTTAGAGAGACAAACATTCCATATCAGACCAACATCAGATGTAAGAGGCGGGAAAGATGGAATCAATTACCGCACATACATTATCCTTAGAGGGTCTAGCCAGTATGATACAGCCGAAATGTCACATCTCTTGAATGGCTTGATAAATGACTGTAAACCGTTAGGCATTGAGACAGCCACACCGGAAGAACTGGAACGGATGAAACAGCTTTACGATCAGAATCGGAGGGAAGATGGCTAAGAGACTTTGGAGCGTTTTTACTGACGATATGGATCACTGCTACTTTATCGGCTCATCTGCGGTAGAGCGGCACCATATCTTTGAGAGCCGACAGGGGTTTAAGAAGAAATCCGAATCAAGAGGGTTTGTGATACCGCTGCGGCCAGACCTGCACCCAAATGGGGCGGGGTTTGTCCGGTCTGATGAAAATTTACAGATTGACCGGAAATTGAAACAGATGGCCCAGACATACTACGAGGAGCATTACGGGAGCCGTGATGACTTCCGTCAGGAGTTTGGCAAATCATATTTATGATGTATGGCCGCAAGGCTTTACATATAGCTCATGGCTTTGATTAATGTGTCACAACAGTATATTGATGCCATTGATATTGCCCCGCACGCTGATATCTGCCTTGCGGGGCAGAAAGGAGGGCTATGGGAGACTATAAAGCATCTCCTGAAGAAATAGCCATTGTGCACAACGCAATAGGCATTGGGAGAGAAAATGCGACAACAAGACATGATTTATGCCGCATGACGGGTCTCGATGATCGGGTTGTAAGAGATGCGATTCAGAGAATCAGAAAAGATTATGCGGTTTTTATAGGAGCTACAGGTAAAGGATATTATATTCCCCGTGTTACTCGCGAGGAACGGAAAACGGCAGAGCGTTGGATATTATCACAAGAAAGACGTGCCGCCAGCATAAAAGAATCAGAACGCGGCGCAAAGATTTTTATGAAAAAATGTGACCAGCAAGTAGAGGGGCAGTTATCGTTGTTTGGAGGTTGCGATGGGTAAAGCACAGAGAGAAAAGGGCAAGCGTGGAGAACTCGAGCTTGCCGGGATACTCCGGGAGGAGGGATACGACACCAGAAGAGGGCAGCAGTATTGCGGCGCAGCGGGCAACGCTGATGTGATCGGTCTCCCTGGTATCCATATTGAGTGTAAGCGGGTTGAGAAACTGAATCTTCTGGATGCAGTAGCACAGGCGGTGCATGACGCGCTTCCCGGCCTGCTTCCGGCGGTATTCCACCGGCGCGACCGCTGCGAATGGTTGGTAACCATGCGGCTTACCGACTGGATCCAGATTTACAGAGAGTGGGAGGCCGGAAGAGATGAGAGATAGCTTCATTTTTTACGCAAGCTTCGCAAAAGCTATCAAGCGCAGACCTGAAACGGAACAGCTTAAGGCGCTGTGGGCCATCATTGATTACGGTCTGGATGGAATAGAACCGGAGGATGACGGCAGTGACGCGGCGTATATGTCCATTTTTGAGATGGCACAGCCCCAGATTGATGCCAACATCAAGCGCAAGGCTGATGGGGCGAAAGGTGGGCGTCCGGCGAAACAAACCTACACGGAAGAAACCAGTGGTAATGAAGATGGAAAACCAGTGGTTAAGAAGAAAAAGAAAGAAGAAAAGCCGGAAGACAACAGTCCTGTTGTTGGATACATACCTTTGGTTGACGGAACTGAGTATGCTGTTACAGAAAACGCGCTTGCAGAGTGGCAAAAGCTTTACCCGGCCATAGATGCTAAACAGGAGTTAAGGTCACTTATTGGATGGAATAAAGCCAACCCTACATATAAAAAGACTCGTGCCGGAATTAACAGGCACCTTAATAGCTGGTTTTCCAGAGCGCAGAACAGTGCGAAAAAGGGCGGGCAGCAGAAGAAGCAGAATTCCTTTTGCAACTTCGAGCAACGCGACACTGACTATGACAGCATTGTCAATAACAGCGTAAAAGAGTGGATTGGAGGGGACGCATGATAAAGCTTTTAAAAGGTTTTGATATCCGTGTAAGAATCATGAGCGCAGAACATAAGCATCACAGATTCTGTGGTACCGTGATCGGCAGCTATGATGGTGTATACGGTGTGATGTTGGATACCGGAGAGTATGCGGATATTCCGGCAGAACAGGTGCAGGTAATAATGGTAAAGGAGAACATCGTAAAAGCTGGAGGGATGAGCTGAATGGATTTTGTATTAATTGAAAAAGAGAAGGCCGAAAAAATTGGCCGTTTGCTGGAACGTTACGGGCGGATCCAGCGCCGGAGAGCCTGGCACAAGCGCAGCAGGACAGATGGGAAGAAAAAGTAAATTTAAGATTTGGAGGTCATTATGAAACTGATTGATGCAGATGAGTTGATGAATGATGTGAGGAAAACTATAACAGAGAAATCCGGTGCAATGGATTGGATAAACCTGATCAGCCAGCAAACAGCAGTCACTCCGGTGGTAAAGATGGTTGAATATGAGGGTGAATGGGTTCCGGAGGAATGCTGCACCTTTACAAATCCACTCACCAGCGGCGGCGAAAGCTATATTGATGATGCCGAGACGCCATGCAGTAATTGCGACCAGGAATGCTCAGAGTGTGTCATTCAGAGAGTGATGGATGATTATGCACGGGTTACCGGACAGGCGGTAGATAAAGAGGTGCAGCAGGATGAGTAGGATTATGGTCGATGTGCCGGTTATAGCGCATAAAGCTTTTGGGATTACGACCGGGTACATCAAAAACGGGAAATTCGTTGAAGATAATGACGATAGAGCCTTAGATGATATTAAAAAGATGTACCCATACAGCAGAGAAAATAAGCACGTAATTTAAGATTTGGAGGTGAGTTGAATGAAAGTAGATCACATAGAAACTTGCGTATGTATAGACCACGAACCAACAGAAGCGGACAGTGTATTTTATGGCATGCCACGGTTAGAAGTATCAGCAGGTCAAGCGTGGAGAGTGTTTTGCCCTAATTGCGGCAGAGGTGGATGCAAAGAATTTAAATCACCGTATTTTGCTTTAAGTGATTGGAATAAGATGCAGTTAGGATTAAAAAATCTGAAAGATATTATCTAAACTGAAATAACCAGAAAAATAAAGAAAGCTACACACCGAAAAGGAGGTATCGGTATGGCAGGAGGAAGACCGAAAAAGGAAGCCGCTGAGAAGTACGTGAAACAGAACATCACTATGGAGCCGGAGCAGCTGAAAAGGTTGATGCTCTACTGCCAGAAAGAGGACCGGTCAATGTCCTGGGTGATCCGGAAGGCTCTGGAGATGTACCTGGAAAAAGTAGCATAACGGTGGGTATCAATACTCACTGAAACTGAAATTTAGGAGGTGAGATACACGGCAGTAACAATTTACAGCGTTAAGAAGAACGAGCAGTTTATTGGAATACACACTGCAAAAGAGATTGCAAGCATGCTTAAATGCAAAGAGGGAACTGTTGGCGTATATGCCAGGAATGGCTTACGGCTTTACGGCGAGTATGAATTTAAGGCAGTAGACAGCAAGCCGTTGGCGAAAGAAATGCGCAGGTTATCTTTGGAATATGAAAAGGTGAGGACTCAGTTACTTAACAGCCGGTATGATTTGAGTAGAATCAAGATCATACCAGAAATGGAGCCAGAGGATGAGAACAAGGGAAGCAAAGATGATTGATTATGACGTACCCAAAGAGGACGAATCCCAGCTTGACACTTACTGTCGCAGCCCGGATCCTGAGATAAAGCTTATCCTTTTCGGATGCGCAATATCAAAGGCTCCCGGCATGGAGATAGTAATATATGAGAGTTTGACGGCAAAGGATCCGAAAGAAGCCGGGTATTACAGTCTTTTACGAAAAGGCCGGGACATTCCGGCCAAGACCGATGATTTTTACGGATATCGGAGAAAAGTCAAAGCAGAGTTTTATCACAGGCTGAAACTCTTCGGCCTGTGGAAATACAAGTAAGGAGATATAAGGATTATGGAACATAAAAACAAGTGGTGGACACCCGCCAAGATGATACCACCACTTCCCTAATCCGCTTAAGCCCATTGTATCAAACTTAAGCGGATTACGCACGATCATTAAAAATGTTGGAGCGCGGGCGGATGTGAAAAGCGCCGTATACCCGCACAAGATGCGCAAGACGTTAGGAATGAATTTAAAAAATAGGAAAGTGGACATTGGTATCATACAGGAAATTCTTGGGCATGCCAGTCCGGCGGTGACAAGTATGTATTATGCGCAGTCTACACCGGAGACGCTGAGAAATGTCCGGGAAATGGTACAAATTTAAGAAAGGAGCCGAGACTCTGGCCAGAGTGATGCATATGCGGTCTCCTTTGAAAAAATGAGAAATTATACAAAGATTACGAGGGTAATGCCATGATTAACGGCGAACTGATAGTAGATAATTTTGCAGGCGGTGGAGGGGCTAGCACTGGCATAGAGGATGCAACTGGTTGCTGTGTCGACATTGCCATCAATCATGATCCAGAAGCAATTAAGATGCATAAAGCAAATCATCCGTACACAGAGCATTACTGCGAGGATGTTTGGCAGGTTGATCCGGTGAAGGCGTGCAAAGGGCATCCGGTTGGACTTGCATGGTTCTCGCCGGACTGCAAACATTTCAGCAAGGCAAAAGGTGGTAAACCGAAGGACAAGTTTATTCGCGGTCTTGCTTGGGTTGCCTGTCGCTGGGCAGGGCTGGTTCGCCCGAGAGTGATCATGTTGGAGAACGTGGAGGAATTCAAAACGTGGGGACCATTAAACCGCGGTCATCATCCAATCAAAAGCAAACAGGGCAAGACATTTGAGAAGTTTGTGCAGCAGCTTATGGATTTGGGCTATGAAGTGCAGTACCGAGAGCTGATCGCAGCGGACTACGGTGCGCCGACCATGCGGAAACGATTCTTTTTGATTGCTCGCTGTGACAGTGAGCCGATTGTCTGGCCGGAACCTACACATGGGCCTGTTGAAAGTGCAAAGGTAAAAGCAGGATTGCTTAAACCATATGTGGGAGCATATACGCAGCTTGACTTTTCGCTTCCGTGCCCGAGCATTTTTGATACGTCAGAAGAAATTAAGGAGAAATACGGAATCCGCGCGGTGCGCCCACTTGCCAGAAAGACGATGGATCGAATTGCAAGAGGGGTGAAAAAGTTTGTGCTGGATAATCCAGATCCATTCGTCATCGAGGACGAATCAGAAGACATAAAAATGCCGATTCTGATTCAGTACCACTCAGAAACAACGAAAGACGAAGTTCGTGGGCAAGGCATTGAGGCTCCGATCATGACAGTGGACAGCTCAAATCGTTATGGTCTTGTGACATCCTTTATCAGCAAGTTTTACAAAAGCGGAACCGGCCAGGATATGCGGGAACCTTTGCATACGATCACGGCTGGAGATGGACATTTTGGAGAGGTACGAGCTTTTTTGACAAAGTATTATGGATCTGGAACCGGCCAGGATATAAAAGAGCCACTTGATACGATCACAGCACAGGATAGATTCGGCCTTGTAACTATATACGGCACTGAATACCAGATTGTTGATATTGGGCTGCGGATGCTGGAGCCGAAGGAGTTGTATGGGTGCCAGGGATTTCCGGAAGACTACATAATCGACCGTGACTGCGAAGGAAAAGTATATCCCCGGGCAGAACAGGTACGGCGTTGTGGGAATGCTGTTTGCCCTCCAATCCCTACGGCACTGGTACGGGCGAATCTCATGGAACTGTGTGTTGCGAAGCGGCTGCCGAATTGTAGGTTTGACCGATTGAAAGAAGAAACAGGAGGCCAGCTACGTTTTGCGTAAGGAGTGCATATGGAAGAAAACATAATAACAACAGTGGAATGTTGGAAACTGCGGGGGCTTATCAGTGATGTAACAAACTGGTGTATTCTAACACGTGATGAGTATAATCAGATTTGTGACATTGTCATGGGAGCAATGCAAAGATGTGTATGGGAGAGTGACAAAAATGAGAATACGACCGATTCTGTTTAACGGAGACATGGTGCGGGCAATCCTGGACGGAAGAAAGACTTGCACACGGCGAGTAATAAAGCCACAGTGGAAAGAATGCCCACATTGCAAGCATGTGCATAATGAGTACATATACGACAAGATGGCAGAAAATGTATACTGTGCAAGATGTGGTTATCCGTTGGAGCCGGAAAGAAGATCGCCATATCAGCTGGAAGATATCCTGTATGTTCGGGAAACATGGGGGCATCCGATTTCATTAAATTCAGAAAAACAGTATGTTTTTAGAGCAGATAAGATAGCTGAAAGTGGCTTTGAAAATGATAGCCATATATGGCACCCATCCATTCACATGCCGAAAGAAGCAGCGCGAATTTGGCTAAAGGTTAAGAATGTGAGGGTGGAACGGTTGCAGGATATTGCGCCGAAGGACGCTGAAAACGAAGGCGTCGGAAATCTTTTTTATGAGGATATCGGATACAGTGGCAAAGATTATGGAACAGAGGTAGATCCAGAGTACGGAATTGCTAAAGAACAATTTGCTTGGCTTTGGGATTCCACCATTAAGAAGGCGGCCCTTGACTGTTGTGGTTGGGATGCGAACCCGTGGGTTTGGGTAATCGAGTTTGAACGTTGCGAGAAACCGGAGGAGTCAGAAAAATAAATGAACATTGGTAAAAATATTAAAAGAATCCGCACCAAGAAAGGTCTTACCCAATTGCAGGCTGCAAAACTGTGTGGAATGCTTGAACCTCAGTACAGACGTTATGAAAACGGAAAGAGCAATCCACGGGCCAGTACAGTAGAGAGAATTGCATCAGCATTGAGCGTACCGGTTAGTGAGCTTTACAAGCAGCCAAAGTATCCGGTACAATACGCAGATAACCTTGCGCCATTCTGCCCGGTATGCGGAAGTGCCGAATACATGGAGAACCCAGACGGAAATGAGAATAGCTATTGCGGTAAGTGTGGCACTATGTTGGACTGGGAGAACATGGAGGATGTGGACGCGGTGAATGTATAACGGGAAGGTAGGTAAATATTATGGAAACTAGCGCAATGACATACGAAGAAGCTGCCGTTATTATTGGTAATATACCAATCAACGAGGTGGATAATTGTTATACTGTTTGCGAGTACCAGGAAGCAAAAAGATTAGCTATAAAAGCATTGATGGAAAAGAACTTAAAAATTAATACAGAAAATGCAAAAAGCAATGAATACTGCGAGCCGGACTGCGAATATCTGAGCAGCCGCCATAACTGCCAGAAGTACCACAAGGGATTGGCATACAGTAAATATTCCATTGGCGGCGCATCGTTTGGACCTACACACGAAAGATGCAGCGAATGCGAGAAAGACTATATCATAGCGGAACTGGAAGCACGTAACAAGCCACAGAAGATTTTGTACCGAAAACAGAGCTATGGAACACCCTGGTTATGCCCGGCCTGCGAAGCCGATCAGAGCGAGGTACAGTTTGTCGACACTGGAGAGGTAACAACAGGGGGTAAGTATTCTTTCTGTTGGGCGTGCGGGCAGAAACTGGATTGGGATGTGGAAGAATATAAGGAGGATTAATTAAAATGGACAAGAGAATATTTGAAATGCCTGTAAGAGTTGGCGGGGTGCTTTGGTTAAAAGATGAACCATACAAGCCGTTTCATGTTATAGGCTACCGCATCGGAAGAATGATGGGAGAAGATGAGGAAGACTACGAAGAAGATTACCCGGAGGAAGAGTGGTATATGCAACTTTGCGGAGAGGGCGAAGAGTGGTCAACTCCGGTATCGGATATTGGAGAAAGCTTTTTCTTAACTCAGGAGGAAGCTTTAAAGGCAAGGAGCGCGAAATGAAGAACATAGACGTTATAAGAAGCGCAAGTGAAAATGATTTGGTTGAAATTCTCCATGAGAAGGCTTTTGACTGTGACGAGAGATGCCCGGATTTTGGGTGCGGATGTAGAGGAAAATGCAATCATGATTATGGCCGGGATTTTATACGAGAGTGGCTTAATTCGGAAAACTAAGATTTGGAGGTATCAGATATGGGAATTAATGTTGTATTTAACGGTCGCGTGTATCACTTTGATGATAAAGAGCGCTTTATTGATTTAATTGATAGTAATTGCAATGATGATTACAGTACGGACAGACATATCAACGAAGTACTGTATGACGATGAGATGTATTAAGATTGGAGGATGTTATGAGGTGCCCGTATTGTAACTACATTCCGGAATGCAACGAGCAGACCCGCGAGGGATGCGAGGCCTATGAGGACTTTCTGGATGATGCAGATGACTTTTATTAAGATTTGGAGGAAAATATAATGATGAAGTTAAACGAAACAGTAGAAATGATGAACAGCGCAAACTATAAAGAGAGATTTAAGGCTGAGTACGATCAGCTTGCAATCAGATATTATGGATTAAAAAATATGCTTGCAAAATGGGATGGCGGAACACTCTCTTTCAAACCGACTTGTCCAAGAAGCACATATAACATGCAGATAAAAGCTATGACAGATTATCTTGCTGTGCTTGAAGCGAGAGCTGTTATGGAGGGAATCGAGCTTAGCGATATAAACTGAAATATAATACATCGTCAAGAAGCAGGGTGTGTCCCACACAACAAGGGGATACGCCCTGCTTTTATTTAATATAAAATCAAAATAGGGTGATAGTATATGAACCTTAACCAGATACAAAGAAAGCTGCAAAGAGCATTGCTCACAAAGCAGTTTGTAACAAAGATAGGAACAAGCCAGTTTTACAGTGCGGATCAGAACCGGATGATAACCATGTACAGCGTGAGTACACCTACACTGCAATATGTGAAAGGTAAGTGGAAAACAAAGGACTATGAGATCATCCGGACTGCATCACAGGTTGATGTAGTCATGACATTAAAGGAGATGTGGGAAGCACTGGAAGGATGGCAGTAATGACAGGATGGTGAGTAGATGGCTGAGCTTACGCCGAAGCGGGAAGCGTTCGCGAAAAACTTCATAGAAAATGGTGGGAATGCGACTGATGCGGCGAGGAAAGCGGGATATAAGAAGCCAGAACAGGAAGGATGCAGACTGTTGAAGAATGCTGATGTGTCAGCCTATATAGCCGAGAAGCAAGCTAAGTTGGATAAACTCAACGGTACCGACACAATGTCACTTGCGGATATCCAGAAGCGGCGGGCCATGATAGCGCGGGGCGAGGTAAAGGATTCCTTCGGATTTACCCCGGCGTTTTCCGAACAGCTTAAGGCCATGTCTGACCTGGAAAAAGCTATCACCATCAAGGAGCAGAAAGAAGCACAGCAGAAAGCAGCTGAATCCGCCAGAGCAGCAGGTGAGTACCATCTTGACCTTGATATCATAGCCGATGTGTTTCACCCGATGGTGCGTGACATCCGGCGCGGCCTGCACACAGAATATGTTTTGCCCGGCGGACGCGGTAGCACGAAGTCTTCCGTGATTTCGTGCATTATCACAGAGATACTGAAAAACAACTCAGATATGCACGCCCTGGTGCTGCGTAAGGTCGGCAACACTATCAAGGATTCCGTTTATGCACAGATTAAGTGGGCCATATCGAAGATGGGACTGGAGGACGAATTTAAGTTCAAGACTTCTCCGTTTGAGATAACATACAAGCCGACCGGGCAGAAGATATACTTCCGCGGCGCTGACGATCCGCTTAAGATTAAGTCCATAAAGCCGGAGTTTGGTTATATCGGTATCTCGTGGTTTGAGGAGCTGGACCAGTTCGCCGGTCCGGAAGAGGTCAGAAACATACAGCAGTCGGCTATCCGTGGCGGTGACAAGGCGTATAGGTTTAAGTCTTTCAACCCGCCAAGAAGCAAAAACAACTGGGCGAATGAGTACACCACGGAAGCAGAGTTCAAGGATTCTGCTGCAAAGGTGGTCCGAAGCACATATAAGGATGTCCCAGCAGAATGGCTGGGTGAACAGTTCATCAATGATGCCGAGCATCTGAAAGAGGTAAATCCTGCTGCCTACGAAAACGAGTACATGGGCGAAGCCAACGGAAACGGCGGCAATGTCTTTGAATTTATCGAAGAACGGACGATCACTGATGAAGAAATCAGCCAGATGGACCGCATCTATCAGGGCGTTGACTGGGGATGGTATCCAGATCCGTATGCGTTTGTGCGCATATATTACGATTCAGCGCGTGAAACTATATTCTTTATTGACGAAATTCGCGAGAATAAAAAGAAAAACAGTTGGACATCTGCGGAGATAAAGCGGCGCGGATATGATGACTACGTTATAACTTGCGACAGCGCAGAGCCTAAATCTGTGACAGATTACAGAGACGATGGTTTGCCAGCAAGAGCGGCAAAGAAAGGCCCGGGGAGCGTTGAATACTCCATGAAGTGGCTACAGGGTAAGAAGCTGGTTATGGACCCGAACCGAACACCGGAAGCCTGCAAAGAATTTAAGAAATACGAGTACGACCGGGATAAGGACGGCAACATCATAAGCGGATATCCAGACCGGGACAACCATTTAATTGACGCGACCCGTTACGCTACGGAATCGCTGTGGGAGAGAAGGGGGAACAGTGCATAATGTGTATTTGTTGCGAAGAAATAAAAATGTGGAAAAACAAGTTTGGAAGCAATTTTAATTACGGATGTCAATTATATGCTACCCCAAAAGATTCTAAGGTGAGCGTTACATCATGGCCGTTCAACCTTAAATATTGCCCCGTTTGCGGGCAGCAGGTAGCGGAAGAAAGCTATGGTTGTTGGAAGCACAGTTATACCTGTTGAGAATATAGTGGACGTAGATGCAAGATACGGCGAGGTTGAGGTGGAATACAGGGATGATATCGAAAAAGGCGTTGTGCGGACCGTAAAGCTGAGTGCTCAATACGGAAGCACTGGTGTTATCGTGGATGACATGAACGATAAACTTGGCGGTTGACGGGACAAAAAAGAAGCAATATGATGGTTACACAACAGCAGAAACGAAAAGGAGGAGCGGAATGAAAAGAACCAAAGGCATGATGGAGAGAGTTGAAATTGTAGAAATTCTCGGGACTCGCATTCCAATTGATAGGGTAAGGAACATCGTAACAGAAGAGGGATATGTTACGGTAGAATACAACGATCTGGACAAGTTTCCGTGCAATGATATAGAGACTGTGGTAACGGTAAAATCTCCAGAAAGGTATGTGAATTTTATAACAGGTGATAGGTGAGCGAATTGGGAATCTTATCAACGATAAAAAGGTGGTTTAGCATGATATTTAAACGGCAGGCAGAGAATGACTTTAATGTGGAATCCATCGTATCTCCAGACATGGAAAAGGCCATAGACCAATGTGCAAAGATATACCACGGTCAGCCGGAGTGGTTGGACGATGATGAGGGTATTAAGACTATCAACTTTGCAAAGGCTCTTTGCTCCGAAACTGCCCGCCTGGCAACACTGGGTATCGGAATACATCTGGAGGGCAGCACCCGGGCAACGTGGTTGCAGCAGCAGATAGACCTTGTCTATTCAAAACTCCGCGACTGGGTAGAGTATGGATGCGCATACGGAACCGTGTTTTTAAAGCCAAACGGCACAAGCCTGGATGTATTCACCCCGGCGGACGTGCTGCTTGTTGACTATGACAACTTGGATGTGCGCGGCATCATCTTCAAGGACAGCTACCAGTCCGGGAAGAAATGGTACACCCGTCTGGAGTATCACAGGTTTATGGAGACGGTACAGGATGGCGTGACGCTCTACCCCTACTATGTGAGTAACCGGGCATACGTTTCTAAATCTGCTGAGAGCCTTGGTGATCCGGTGCCGCTGACGAAGACGAAATGGGCTGATATGTTGGAGGACACGCCGCCGATTCTTAAAGCATCCGGGGAGCCGCTGGACAAGCCGATGTTTGGTGTCTTTCGCACACCGCAGGCCAATAACGTAGATATATCGTCCTCACTTGGGCTGCCGATATTCCGCGAAGCCGTAGAGGAACTGAAAGACCTCGACATAGCATATAGCCGGAATGCGGGAGAGATATTTGACAGCCAGAAGATCATACTGGCAGATGACAGACTGATGTGTGAGAGCGGGCAGAAGATAAAACACAGTGGCCCGGCGGACGCGGTTGGTCTTCCACATTACGTTAAAAATGTATTCGGCAACGATACAAAGGAGTTTTACAAGGAGATTAACCCGCAGCTTAATACCGATGTCAGAATCAAGGGCATCAATAACCTGTTAAGCCAGATTGGATACAAGGCCGGATTCGCGAACGGGTACTTTGTCTTTAACGAGTCCTCTGGCATCCAGACGGCTACAGGCGTGGAAGCTGACCAACAGCGCACTGTCCAGTTTATCAAGGATGTGCGCGATCAGCTGGAAGCGTGCCTTAATGCCACCATATACGCACTTAACGTATACGCAGACCTTTACAACCTGTCACCTGTAGGGCCTTATGATGTTACATATGACTTTGGTGACATCCTGTATGACCGGGAAGCGGATCGTAGCCGCTGGTGGCAGTATGTTACGCAAGGCAAGGTTCCGGCGTGGTACTACTTCGTGAAGTTCGAGGGCATGACGAAAGAGGATGCGAAAGCAATGGTTGAGGAAGCACAGCCGGAAGAAAAAGGGCTGTTTGATGAAGAATAGGAGGTATGGAGATGATAAGTAACTGTGGGCATGATGAGCGCGGCAAGTATTCTGGCGGCAAGGCAGGAGATCAGAAAGGTGACGAGTGGGCCGTTATCCCGTGGTATAGCCGCCCGTGGGGCGTTATGCTACGCCACCCAAACGCAGCGGTAGGAAAAAAGATTGCTGAACTTGCGGAAAGAGCGGCGAAGAATGACCATATTGGCTACGATCAGGGAGACCGTTACACATTCTGGCAGCAGCTGAAAGCATCCGGCTACGATCCAGCGAAGATTGCGGTTGACTGCGAAGCAGACTGTAGCTCCGGCGTTGCGGCACTGGTAAAGGCTGTGGGATATCTGATGCAGGACAAAAAGCTCCAGGGCGTGAGCATCTACTGTTATACTGGCAACCTCCGGGCAGCACTTGTGAAAGCCGGATTCGATGCGTACACCGAAAAAGAATATCTTAGCGGAGACTCGTATCTTCGCCCTGGTGATATCCTACTGTTGGAAGGGCACCATGTAGCGGTTAATCTGACCGAAGGAAAGAATGCAACCATAGGAACGCTTTTAACGGGATGGAGAAAAACATCTGATGGTAAATATATGTATTTCTCCGGCGGAAAAGCCTTAAAAAACCGCTGGGAACTTATCAACCATCACTGGTACCTGTTTGGCGCAGACGGCTATATGCTGACCGGCTGGCACAGGTGGGACGGGTATGCAGTAGACCCAGCAGACAACACTGGGGACTGGTATTATCTTGATGAGACCGCCGGTGGTGTGCTGGAGGGCGCTTGTTGGCACAGTCGGGACAATGGCAGCATGGAAATCTGGTATGTTGAGTGGGTGATATCATGTTGACACCGGAGTATCTCAAACGTGTTGCAGAGGGCAGCGAGGATATATCATCTTCGCTGCATAGCTATATCCTAAACCGAATCATCGAATCTATCATGATCCGCTTGGGGCGCGGGGAGAAGTACATACTCACATCATCCGACCGCTGGCGCATCCAGATACTACAGGATGCCGGGTATCTTTTGCAGGATATCACGCAGGAGATAGCCCGCTGCACAAAGTTACAGCGCGAAGAGGTAGCCGCCGCAATGGAAGAAGCCGGAGTAAAGGCTATGGCTTACGATAAGGCTGTATACGAAGCTGCCGGAATCACCACGGAAGCCCTAGAACATTCTCCGGTGCTGGTCAGGATACTGCAAAGGGACTACGAGGCTACTATGGGCGAGTGGTCAAATATGACAAGAACGACCGCAGAAGCCGCACAGAGCCTTTTTATAAGTGAGTGCGACAATGCGTACCATAAGGTCATAAGTGGGGCTGTATCGTACGCACAGGCCGTCAGAGAAGCTGTTGATACGGTTGCGCAGAATGGTGTTATAGTCCGGTATCCAACGGGGCATAGAGACACCATTGAGACGGCAACAGCGCGAGCGGTGCGCACCGGGATATCTCAGGCTTCCGGTGACATATCCATGCAGCGGATGAAAGAGCAGGAGTGGGACATCATTCTTGTTTCGGCACATATCGGAGCCAGAACGGGAGACGGCGGGGCGAATCCGGGAAACCACCTGTGGTGGCAGGGGCAGTTTTACAGCCGAACCGGGCAAGACAAGCGCTTCCCTCCGTTTTCTCTGACCGGATATGGCACGGGCGAGGGCCTGGGCGGTTGGAATTGCCGCCACAGCTTCGGCCCAGGTGACGGGGTGAATAATCCGTATAAGGATATCCAAACTGCGGACAACGAGCGCATGGAGAAGTTGGAACAGCGGCAACGAGCCTTAGAGCGCAGAATCCGCAAAACAAAGCAAGCGGTTATGGGCCTACAGACGGCGGTAGAAAACTGCAAGGACGATGCACTGCGCTTAGAACTGCAAGCCGAGTTTGACAGGAAGTCTTATCTACTCCAGAAGCAGAACAAGGCATACAACGAGTATTGCAAAACTAATGAGCTGCGTCCGTTAGCCGACCGCCTTAAGATAGCAAGGTGGGGCAGAGAACAGGCGGCAAAGGCGCGAGGAGCCGCACGGCGGTATGAAAATCTGAAAGGATGACTGGTATGATTGATTATGACGTTGCGTGGGAATATTACAACCCGAATCCGGCTGGGAAGCGGGTAGGAGACTGCGTGATAAGGGCCATCTGCAAGGCAACAGGAAAGGACTGGACAACGGTCTTTTCTGGGATAATGGTAAGGGCCTGCGCCCTGTGTGATATGCCATCCGCGAACTATGTCTGGGGCGCGTATCTAAAAAGCCTGGGGTATCGGCGGCACCTGATAGACGATCACGGCCAGAATATCTATACCGTAGTGGATTTCTGCATGGAGCATCCGCGCGGTACTTACATACTGTGCATAGACGGTCATGCAGTATGTGTGCAGGACGGCCATATATTTGACACCTGGGACAGCGGCGGCGAAATCCCAGTATACTACTGGAAGAAAAGCAATGAGTAGATGGGTAGATAAATTGCCGAACGGAGAACTCCGCGAAGAAATAGCAGATATTAATGGATGCAGACATATGTATAACCAAATATGCTGTAACCCAAACAGCGAGTTTTGCACTTGGGATACAGGTGAGGATGATTGCCGAAGTTGCATATTTTTTGAACCAGAGGAGAAAACAGATGATTGACTTAGAGTTTGTGCGTACTATCGTATCAATTTGCAGCGGTATTGGCACCATCGGAGCCGCCGCGGGGGTGCTTTACACGGTCTATTCCCATGCTAAGAAACCGCAGCAGGATATAGAGAAGCGCGTGGGCGCTATTGAGACGGATATCAAGGACATCAAGGAGAAGCTGGACAACGATTATTCCAACATCAAGCAGAACCGGGAAGATACCCAACTGCTTATGAGGAGCATGTTTAACCTGATCGAAAACAAGATAACCGGAAACAATGTGGAGGGTTTAAAAAAAACCCGGGACGATTTGCTGGAAGCCTTAACGAAGAATTAAGAGGTCTGATATTGAAAGTGTATGATTTTACAGTACCGGAATTAAATAGGTTCCGGGCGCTTGCGAATTTTACACCCGATGAAAGAACTTTATTTGAGTACCGGGCCGCTGGCGTTCCGATGGAGATATGCGCTGAAAACATGAATGTCAGCCTTGCCACCGCGAAGCGGATCAGCCGCCGGGTAAACTCAAAGATCATTCGCATATGTGGAACTTTATAGATACTTTATTGAGCCTTTGACGAACTGTCAGGGGCTTATTTTTTATGCCAAAATATAAGCATGGAGCAGATGTTTTCCGATGACTATGAGGTAGAGATACCTATAAAAACCGATTGCCACGATATTTTGATCTTTTTGGAAGAATTGGAGGAAATCGAACATGGCAGCATATCCGAACATGTATCAGCCATACCAGCCGTATCAAGACCGTATGGCGCAGATAAACCAATACCAGCCCGTCCCGCAGCCGATGGCAGCGCCGACAAATAACCAGGGAATACTCTGGGTCCAGGGCGAGACCGGGGCGAAGTCTTACCTTGTTGCGCCTGGATCATGCGTATTGCTGATGGACAGCGAAGCGGAGCGGTTTTACATCAAGTCAACGGATGTATCCGGCATGCCGCAACCTTTACGCGTGTTTGAGTACCACGAAATAAACGGCAGAATGCCGCAGAAGCAGCCGGAAGCTGCCATGAATGATATGTATGTTACCCGTAAAGAGTACCAGGACCTTTTCGACAAATACAATGAGATTCTGGACAAGATAAATTCGTTTCCAGCAAGCGGCGGCTCTACTGCCAAACCGGAGAGCCGGAGATCAAAGGGAGGTGCGGCAGCAGATGAGTAACCCATTATTCCAAATGTTCGGCGGTGGCATGCCGATGGGCGGAAATGGCCCCTTGCAGATGATGCAGCAGTTTGCGCAGTTTAAGCAAAACTTTAAGGGAGATCCCAAAGCCGAGGTACAAAAGATGTTGCAGTCTGGCAGAATATCACAGGCGCAGCTTGATCAGGCTCAGCAGATGGCACAGCAGTTTCAACGGATGCTGGGCGGCATGAAATAAAAAAGAGGAAGACTAATCTTCCTCATATTTCCAAATATATCCACGTAAACTTTTTGTTCTCCCTTTTGCATTATTTATAATTGATGATGGCGAACAATTCAAATTCCTTGCTGCATCTGATATTGACAGCCATTTTTTAACAAGCTGACTTGATTTTGTGTACTGATAAATTGGTCTACTAAGCGGATTCAATCGCCCTTTTCGACCAATCATATTAGAATCAGCCCTTAAACCTGTTCTTATGGCGTGTCTTGTGTTTTCGCTATAAGAAACCCACTCCAAATTGGAAACGCAATTATTGGCTTTGTTGCCGTCAATATGATTTACACATGGTTTATTGTCATGGTTTTCGATAAAGGCGTGTGCCACAAGAAAATGTATGTTTAAGTTTTTATGTGTTTTATTGCGACACAATGTAACCATTCTATAGCCTGTATGATGCTTTTTTATAGACAAATTCTTAGGCTTTCCGGTGTGGTTATAATTCAGACTTTTTACGTTACCTAAGTTGCTAACTTGATATAATCCGTCATAGCCGGATATATCTTTCCATATTTCTTTCATAAAATAACACCTGTCCTTTCAGTGCGTGTCCTATAAACAATGTACGGAAATCTCTAGGACATGAGACTTTCGGGAGCTACCCTATCCGTACATATATATTATAGCATTTTTTGTAAAATAAGTACATTATGATTTGGCCAAATCAATGTAAATACATCAAAGGAGATTAAATGATTATGGATGGAAACTTAACAGCTTCTGACGTTGCTCTTTTAACCGGAAACGGAAGAAACAACGATGGAATGTTTGGTGGAGACGGCGCCTGGTGGCTCATTGTGTTGTTCTTGTTCGTCTTCTGCGGATGGGGCAACGGCAATGGCTGGGGAAACGGCGGTGGAGGAGCCGGAAGCGCATACACCGATTCTGCAATCCAGCGTGGCTTTGACAACCAGGCAGTTATCAGCAAACTGGACGGCCTGTCCAGCGGCCTGTGTGATGGCTTCTATGCCATGAATAACGGTATGCTTACCGGATTCAACGGCATCAATACAAACGTCATGCAGACTGGCTTCGGCATCCAGCAGGCTATTAATGCCGATACTGTAGCCAACATGCAGAACACCAACGCACTCCAGGCGCAGCTTGCTCAGTGTTGCTGTGAGACCCGGGAAGCAATCCAGGGTGTAAACTACAACATGGCGCAGAACACCTGTGCACTCCAGAACACCATGAACAGCAACACCAGAGACATTATTGACAGCCAGAACGCAGGAACAAGGGCAATCCTTGATTACCTGTGCAACGAGAAGATTTCCAACTTACAGGCTGAAAACAATGATCTCAGACGCGCTGCATCTCAGGATCGCCAGAGTGCATTGCTTACTACCGCTATGGCAGCACAGACCCAGCAGCTCATTAATGCGATCAATCCGGCGCCGATTCCGGCTTACCAGGTGCCGAACCCGAACGTATACTATGGCTGTAACACTGGATGCAACTGCTGACAACCTCATATCTGTATCTTCTGATGTTTTGTTGACCTCAACAAGACATTGGATGTTCGGCCCAGAGCCGGTATTACGCAAATCGGCAGGCTCAGTCCTGCCTTTTTGCGATATGAAAAAGGAGAAAACAATATGGCTGAATATGTAGCTGTTGCCGCTCAGGATGTGGCAGCGAATGGAAATGTAGTATATACCAACACAGCGGTAAAAGGGACCGCATGTGTTCAGCACCGGGAGGGAAGCGGAATAGTTACTCTCAGAGGAATGACGAACCAGTGTAAGGCCCGCTATTTTGTGGCCTTTTCTGCAAATATTGCCGTTCCGACCGGAGGGACAGCAGAAGCAATTTCCCTTGCAATCGCGATCGGCGGCGAACCGGTCTTATCATCTCAGATGATATCTACTCCTGCGGTGGTGGAAGCGTTTAACAACGTATCTGCAGGTATCTTTATTGATGTGCCGCGTGGGTGCTGCTCAAATATTGCAGTGGAGAACACCAGCACGCAGGCTATAACCGTAGCAAACGCAAATCTTGTGGTAACACGGGTAGCATAAGGAGGTGGGATGATGAGAGATATTAAAGATCTGTGCGCACGAATTGAAGATGAAATATCCAATATCGCAGAAAAAGGCCTCACCTCTGGCAATCTGGACACCGCCTTTAAGTTGATTGATATGTATAAGGATATCAAAAACACAGAGTACTGGGATAAAAAGGGCGAGTATTATATGACCGTGCTGGATCAGATGCGTGACGGTGTAGGTGATTACAGTGAGCGCCGTGGACGAGACAGCATGGGCCGTTACAGTTCTTCTGATGGCCGAATGATGCCGGACTATGACCGCGGATCTTCTTACATGCGCCGAGGCGAACATTACGTGCGAGGGCATTACAGCCGCAATGATGGACGGGATGCTTACGATGATTACATGACACAGAAGCAAAGCTATCGTTCCGGCAAATCTGAAGACTGCAAGAGGAAGATGCTTGCCGCACTGGAAGAGCATCTGGATGGGTTGACCGCTGAGATTGGGGACATGTCAAAGGACGCGGAGTGCCGCGAAGAACGTGACCTTGTGAAGCGGTATGTTGATAAACTTAGAGATATGTTATAAACGTGTGGATAGCTTACATACGGATAAATGATACATTATAAGTGCAGCAAAGATTAACCTCCTGTGAATCTTTCTAGCCAATTTACACCTCCCGCGCACGCCCTTAATATAAACGGGTTTATCCCGGAGGTTAAAAGCGGGTGAAATTCCCGGCGTGCGTATTGCCAGTTTATTCATCTGGCCGGATTGACTGTGTGATTTCATAGCAATCCTCCTTTCCCCTCATAGCTGATAGGCTGTTAAGGCGGCTTACGACCGCCGTGAGGGTTCTTGCTGTTCACCCCTAGCCAATGCAGCAAGACTTTTTCGCATCGACTTCTTTCTCAAAACACCGGTTGCAATATGTAGCCGGTGTTTTAGGACCGTTAGCTCAGCGGTGAGAGCGCCCGGCTCATAACCGGGTGGTCCGGGGTTCGAATCCCTGACGGTCCATTACCCCGCCCGTGGTCTATCGGGCTTAATCCATTACCTGCGGCGGCAGGTCAATAAACACGGCCAGGAGGATAGATATGCAGAAACTTATTGAAACACTCAAATCATTTGGCATCGACATCCCGGAGGATAAGCAGGCAGATGTGAAAAAGGCACTGTCTGAGCATTACAAAAACGCCGGAGAGGTTACGAAAACCCTCACGAAGGTGGAGGGTGAGCGTGATGCCTGGAAAGAACGTGCGGAGACCGCAGAAAACACCCTTAAGAGCTTTGAGGGAATTGACCCGGAAAGCATTAAAGGAGAGCTTGCAACCTGGAAACAGAAAGCGGCAGATGCAGAGAAAGAGTACAATGACAAGATCTATGAAAGAGATTTTGCGGATGCTCTCAAAACCGCACTGGAAGATGTTAAATTCTCTTCCACATCGGCGAAAAAGGCGGTTATGGCTGATATCAAGGATGCCGGTCTTAAGATTAAGGACGGAAAGATTCTTGGCCTTAATGACCTGTTGGAGCAGATGAAGAAAGACGATGCATCTGCGTTTGTTGACGATGACCAGCAGACGGCAATTCAGAACCAGGCAAGATTTACTACTGGTATTACACATAACAACAAGCCGGGCAAGATGACCAAGAAAGAAATCAAGGACATCAAGGACACAAGCGAGCGCCAGGCGGCCATTGCAAGTAACATGGCTCTGTTTGAGTAATTCGCTTACCGATCATGCGATTTGAGTATGACCGCTAACCCACAAACCTTTTAAAAGCTATGGGTAGAAAGGATTTTTTAATGGCAAAACAAAATCTTATCAAAACCGAAAACATCCAGGTGCGCGCCCGAGAGATTGATTTTGTTACCAGATTCGAACGGAACTGGGAACACCTCCGGGAAATTCTCGGAGTGCTGAGGATGATCAAAAAAGAACCTGGAGCAACTCTGAAATCTAAATACGCCACCGGAACCTTACAGAGCGGTAAGGTCGCAGAGGGTGACGAAATCCCTTACTCCAAATTCGAGGTAAAAGAAAAAGAGTATGCTGAAATGGATGTGGAGAAGTATGCAAAGGCTGTATCCATCGAGGCGATCAAGACTTATGGCTACGATGTGGCTGTGGAGATGACGGATGAAGAGTTCCTCTTCCAGCTCCAGACGGATGTAACCGGAAAATTTTACACCTATCTTAAGACTGGTACTCTTACCTCTACCGAGAACACTTTCCAGATGGCTCTCGCTATGGCAAAAGGCCGCGTTGAGGACAAGTTTAAAAACATGCACCGTTCCATTCCGAATGGTGTTGTTGGATTCGTAAACATCCTTGACGTTTATGAGTATCTTGGTACTGCGAACATTACTGTTCAGAATCAGTTCGGTTTCCAGTACCTGAAGGATTTTATGGGCTTTAATACCGTATTCCTTCTGTCTGACAGCGAAATCCCGCGTGGAAAGGTGATTGCTACGCCTGTGGACAACATTGTGCTTTACTATGTTGACCCGAGTGATTCAGACTTTGCGCGTGCTGGACTCTCTTACACTGTGTCCGGTGAAACAAACCTGATTGGCTTCCATACTCAGGGCAACTACAGCACCGCAGTATCCGAGGCGTTTGCGATCATGGGTATGGTGCTGTTTGCTGAGTACCTGGACGCTATCTCTGTCATTACATTCGGATCATCTCAGACTCTTGGTGATCTGACTGTGCAGTCTGCAGCAGGCTCATCCAGCGGAACAACGAAGATTACTGTTAGTCCAGAAAAGGGCAACGCTGGCAACGTCTATAAGTACAAAGTGGCATCATCTGAGACCACTGTAGAGTATGGACAGAACGTAAAGAACTGGAGCGCATGGGATGGTAAGTCTGACATCACCGCGACTACAGGTCAGACCATTACCGTAGTTGAGTGTGACAGCACCTATAAGGCACTGAGCGCAGGACATGCGACAGTAACCGCAAAGGCGTAAGGAGGGTTCCGGCATGGCATATGCAGACTATGAGTTTTACAAAACATCATTTTTCGGCAATGTCGTGCCGGAATCTGATTTTATGCGATTCGCTGAACGGGCGAGTGACTTTATCGACACTCTGACCTTTGACCGACTGGTGGACGGCCTGCCAGGGGATGAGCGGCAACAGAAGCGCATTAAGAAAGCTGTCTGCGCTGCGGCTGATATCCTGTATCAGATTGATATTGCGGAGCAGAACGCGGCAGCGGCGGTGGCTACTGGCACGGCTACCGCCTTACCGGGTGGCGGCACGACCACGGGAATAGTAACCTCTGTATCATCCGGCAGTGAATCCAGATCATACGCAACGCCACAGCAGATTGGAGCGAGTGCAAAGGAATGGAGTGCGGTATATGCCGCCGCCGGAGATGTGCGGAAAACGAATGACTTACTCTTAAAGACAGCTTTGCCACTTCTGATGGGAGTAAGGACGGATGATGGAATACCAGTTTTGTATGCAGGAGTGTGAATATGAAGTTTAGAAAAAAGCCTGTTATCATTGAAGCATTTAAGTATGATGGTGATCTGAAAGACCGGAACGGCTTGTTTTACGTTCCGTTTTGGGCGCAAGAAGCTTATAAGAAAGGCATTATGTATTACGGCGCAGAAACTTGTGATTTACCTCCGTGTGAGCTGTATATCGAAACATTAGAGGGAACACATCATGTTTCTGTTGGAAACTATATTATCCAGGGCTTGCACGGAGAACTTTATCCGTGCAAGCCAGATATCTTTGAAAAAACTTATGAGGAGGTGAAAGAGTAATGGAAGCATTATTCGCAAACATGACCGTGATTCTGGCAGTGATCGGGATTCTGGCTTTTTGCGTGTCGGTTATCACCCAGGTATTTAAGGGTGTAGGTGTCCTGTCAAAGATTCCGACCGATGCGCTGGTGTTTGTCCTGTCTATCGGCATAACTGTAGCCGCCTTTGTGGCGTATATGCAGTATATCAATATGCAGATATTATGGTACATGATTCTGGCAGCTATCATGGCGGGCTTTATCGTTGCCTTTGTAGCTATGTATGGCTGGGAAAAGCTCACGGAGCTGTGGAAAAGAATGAGTAATAATGGGAAAGACTGGAGTAAGTAATGGGAAACATACCGTTCCGGCAGACAAGATTCTGGGAAAACTGCGAGAAAAGAATATATGAGGGCGTGGGGAAGTACGATATCCCGGAAATACAGGGAATGTATGACGTTGATGATATATCAGACTTCATCGGATGGAACTACGCTCTGAAAGAAACACACCCGGAAGATAAAGCGGTACATTTCTTTGTCGATGATTACCAATTTAACCGCCTTTGGACGAACCCAGATGCGTATTTGGAGAGGCTGAAACGGTTCCAGTATGTTTTTACACCGGATTTCTCCCCATATGCAGACTTCCCAAAAGCTGTGCAGGTGTTTAACCACTTCCGCAAGCACTGGATCGGCGCATACCTGCAAGAGAATGGCGTGCGTGTTATCCCTACAGTCACATGGAGTTATCCGCCGTCATACGATTTCTGTTTTGACGGTGAGCCGAAAAACTCTGTGGTTGCTATCAGCAGTGTAGGTTGCATGAAAAGCAAACGTAACAAGCAGATGCTCATTGATGGTTATAACGAGATGGTTAAGCGATTGGAACCATCCTGCATCATCTTTTATGGCATGGTGCCGGACGAATGCAAAGGGAACATCATTCGCGTGAAACCGTTTCAGAACAAGTTTAAAAAGGCGGTGTGTGGCTGATGTATGACAAGACGGTAACGGTATTTAACTTCTACAGCTCCAAAACCGCAGGCTTATCATACTGGTATCCGCACATCCTGTCTTGCGTTGACTTGATAACCGATCACGGCGCAATGCTGAAAAAGTATGGCCCAGACAGTAGCGACAATGCCGCACTGCATATTGCTTACACCCCGAATGGGGAAAAGGTGATGGCGCAGCAGTCGGACGGTTCAGCGGTGCCGTGGTTGCCCCCGAAAGCATGGGCGGCGCAGGTAAATGATGATCTTCCGGACAGCATCACCTTCGGCCCAGATGACTTTTTCTGGCAGGGTGAATGGACTGGTGGTGTGGTTGTGGATGATGATTACCGAAAAGGTTTTTACCAGTACATGAACAGCAGCAGAGATAATATTTACAAGATAACCAGTGTAGGTGGACCGTATACGGTTATCCCACATTTTGAAATCTTAGGAAAGTAGGCAGTTATGGCAAAAGGTGAGAGCGGATTCACAAAAGCAGGTAAAGGCCAGAATAACGGTTATGCGCTGGGAGATTCGCCATATCAAGCTATGTCTCGCGAAGCTGGACAAATCATACGAGATTTGGGATATGATCCGATGATGCCTATATCCATGCAAATTCCGTGGGACGAGGAATTTTCTGCTTTATCTGATCGACATTATACGGCTATTTATAATTCCATATCAGACGGACAATCACCCACAAGTCGCTTTTCTAAGGCTACTGGTGAAGAAATATTAAAGCGCGTGGAAAGAAACAAGGTTTATGTAGCAGACAGAGCTAGGCATAAAGGAATATCTGATGCTAAAGGAAACATTGACGAAGCCGCTACAGTAAGAAACTATAGGGATGAAATGAAAAAGTTATCCGCTATTGAAGAATATGTCAAAAAGAAGTTGAAAAGGAAGTAATCATGGCAAAAGGCGAGAGCGGTTTTAAAAAGACTGCTGCTAATAGCAGAATAGAAAGCTTGCAGTCTTTGTCTGATAAGATCAAAAGCATAGATAAGAAAATCCAGAAATTACAAGATGAATCTGCGCAGGTCTTAAGATTGCGGGAAAATTCATGGGATCCTGCGCCGCCAAGATACCACGAAATATCGCAAGAAATCCGTGAGCTTAAAAACAAACAGACCGATTTGCGGTATGAGCGGGAAAAACTGAGAACAAAAGACGAACCTAAAACAACTAAGACATTTGTGAACAGTTTCGGCGAAGCTACCAAGCGAGAAATAACCAGTGCGTCATATGAACGGGCGCAGCGACGGCTTGATAAGCAAATCTGGAGCAGGTTTAAGGGGCGGTAATATGGCAAGGAGAAGCAAGCGCTTTTATCTCAAAAATCTGTCATACAATGTTGGCAGCATTCATCTGAAACTCGATATGTCCCGCTTTGAGCGGCAGTTTCAGCAGGCACAATACTATCTGGACGGCGCTGTCATGAACAGTATGGTGCCGTATATGCCGATGGTAACGGGCAGCTTTATCAATACCACCCGTGCTGCCAGTGCGGCGGTACAGGGAAGCGGCTTTGTGTATGCCGGATATGGCCCACAAGGGCGTTATCTGTACGAGGGTAAGGTTATGGTTGATGAACTGACCGGATCACCCTGGGCGCGGCGTGGAGCACGTAAGGTGCTTGTGAGTGAGTACACAGGCAAGACCAACGCACGGGAAAACATCACCTACACGCACCAGGCACACCCAAAAGCACAGGATCACTGGTTTGAAGCGGCGAAGCAGGCAGACGGAAAGACATGGATAAAAGGCGTGAAGCGCATAGCTGGAGGTGGTAAGCATGGATAAGGTCATAGGGCGGGACGCAAGCGGGTTTGATATTCTCACCCGCGCGGTGAAATCCCTGTTAAATCAATATCCCGGCCTGGAAGATGGCGAGGTCATTAAGTTTGAGGAGCTTGGGAAAGAATCAGGAATAGCCTTTTCGGCCGACAATGGGGCGCTGGTGTACGCAGAATCGGAAGATGTCTGCGGCGGCATCCATCAGCAATGCCAGTATCCGTTTTACGTGGTATACCGCACAGCAGCCACAAAAGAACGGCTTAAACTGAATGTACAAGACTTCCTTGACACCCTCGGCAAGTGGATATGCCGGGAGCCTGTTGTTATAAACGGCACTCAGACGCGCCTAAAGGCCTTTCCGGCTCTGTCTGATGGTCGAGTGATAAAACGCATTACCCGCGATAACTCATACGGTTTAGAGCCAAATGAGGAAGCGGTGCAAGACTGGGTACTGCCTGTTACGGTGCAGTACACCAATGACATAGAATATGAAGCGTAGTAGCGCAGAAAGGACGAATTTATGAAGCTTACCAGAGGTGCATATAGAACCTTTCTTGATTCAACTTTTGGTGGAACTGGTACACCTAAATGGTGGCGTATCGGTAAATACAACGACAGCATGAGCGTAGCTCTGAACCCGGATGTGTCCACAAACAAAAACATTTGGGATGAGACCTATGTTGAGGATAACGGATATGAGCCGTCTATCGAAGATATAACATATTATGCAGATCCTACTGATGCAATTTATCCGATGATTCGCGATATCGCAATGAACAGACTTCGCGGAGATGAGTGCAAGACTACAATCCTCGAAGTCATCATTGAGGACACCGAGAAAACTAACCATCGTGCATGGACTGAAAGTGTTGTTATTAAAACGAGCGAATACGGCGGTGGTACCGATGGTTTCACCATTCCGTTTACTATATATTTTGATGGCAGCAGAAAGAAAGGCTATGTAACCATTGAATCAGGGGCGCCGTCCTTTAAAGAGGGTGAGATTCCGCTGACCTAAGAGGAGAGAGTGAATTATGGGAAATATTATTACCATTGATGATGGTAGTGAGGTCTTTGACATCGTAAATCAGCGTGGCGAGCATCTGGGCCAGTTTACCTTTATTCCATCGGATTTTGACATCGTTAACAGATACGATGAGACGGTGAAAACATTCGAGGAATTACAGGTCGAGCTTGAAAGAGGGGAAAATACTGATCTCAATGAGATCAGCCGGAAAATGTGCGAAAAGATAGATTACCTTTTCGCAGCTCCGGTGTCCGAAAAGTTTTTCTCGATTACATCTCCATTTACATTTCTTAATTCTGGCCAGTTTTTCGTTGAAAATGTTATCAATGCCATCAAAACTGTTATCGAGCAGAAGCGTGGAATCCGGCTCCAGGCCGTGCAGAACCGCGTAAAAGAATATACGCAGAAATACAAGGCAGCTCCTGGGGGAAGATATCTTTCCCCACTTAAATGATGCACTCATGGGACTTACCATTAACCCTTACGGTTGGTGGTAAGTCTTATGGTATACGGACAGATTTCAGACCGTGCCTGGATATTATGACGGCATTTAATGATGCAAATCTTGACGATGCAGGAAAGTATCAGGTCATGGTGGATATCCTTTATGAAGAAAGTATTCCAGAAGATGATATTCCAGAAGCAATAGAACAGGCTTTGTGGTTCCTGGACTGTGGGAAACCTGCAGATAATATACCGCGCCCGCGTGTTATGGATTGGGAACAGGATGCACCAATTGTTTTTTCTGCAATTAACAAGATATCTGGGCGTGAGGTTCGCGATCCGAACCAATATATGCACTGGTGGACCTTCATCGGGTACTTTGATGAGATCGGAGATGGAACATTTTCTCAGGTTCTTGCAATTCGGCAAAAACGGGCAAAAGGCGAGAAACTGGAGAAATGGGAATTAGAATTTTTTAAAAACAACAGGTCTATGGTGGAATTAAAACAGGCAACGTCCAACGAAGAAAAAGAACAGTGGCGCATTGAACAAGAAGCTGTGGACGCTCTGTTCGACACGTAACGTAAGGCGGTGATATATTGACGGCAGACGGATCAATAGTAATCGACACAGAGATAAGCACCAAGGGCATGAAGCCAGGAACAGAAGAGGTAGAAGCCGCCGTAAGAAGAATGGCAAATGGGATTGATGATCTTGGGAAAAAATCAGAAATTGCAGTACAGAAGCAGGTCACCGCTTTTGCGAAACTGAATAGCCTGTATGCCGCGCAGGAACGGAAGGTTGAAAAGCTACGTGAAGCATTGGAAGCGTATGCCGAAACGAAGATACCTACACAGGCATACGCTGAGGTTCGGAATCAGATAGAAAAGACGAACCAGAAATTAACAGCTCTGCTTGAACGTCAGCAAAAGTTTTTGGACACTGGAGGCAGAACCAACAGTAGCACCTATAAAAAAATGCAGTATGACATAGAGCAGCTGAATAATTCGTTAAAATATGCAAAAGGTGAATTGAAAGATCTGGAAGATTCTGGAGGAGCCTTTACACTTGGAAAAGATACAGATAAGTTTTCCCAGATGTACGACAAGTATGCAACAGAAGCTAAAAAGCTCAAGCAGATGAATGAATCTCTAGGAATATCGTATAACCGAGTGAAAAACGAATTTGAGGAGTATAAAAAACGGCTCCTTGGTATTGACGGTGCCAGCAAAAAAGCCACAAACTCAACAAAAAAACTTGGGATTCAGATGAAAAAGAGTCAAAAACCAACCAAGAAGTATGGAGAGGCATTGAGTGGCGTGGTACGGCGCTTGGTTATGTTTCGGCTTTTGCGTTCTACTATATCTCTTGCATTTAGATCGGCCCGTGAGGGAATGGAGAACCTTGCTCAGTATTCTCCAGAGACAAACAAGGCCATATCAAATGTGCTTTCGTCTCTTACGCAGCTGAAAAATTCATTTGCTACTGCGTTTTCTCCGGTCGCAGAATATGCGTCTCCTGTACTGGTAGAATTCATCTCATTGCTTTCGGAAGCTGTTACATGGACTTCCCAGTTTTTTGCGGCTCTTACCGGAAAGGACACATATACCAAAGCAACGAAGGTAGAGGAAGACTACGGCGCTGCCTTAAAAGAGAGTAACAAGCAGATAAAGGCACAGGAAAAGGCGAATAAAAAGCTGACGTATTCGTTTGATGAGCTTATCCAGGCCGGGAACAAATCAGATCAGGACAAGACCGGGTATGTCGGACCTACACCAGATCAGATGTTTACCACGGAAGAGGTATCAAACGACATAAAGGCCCGTGCTGATGCAGTGAAAAAGATATTCTCCGGCCTGTTTGCTCCGCTGAAAGAATCGTGGCTTGATAATGGACCGGAAGTGATGCAGTCACTCACGAATCTGTTTGTATCAGCAAAACAGCTTGCAAAAGATGCTGGAGCATCGTTCATGCAGGTCTGGAATGTGGAGGGTTACGGAAAGGCAATAACGGACAATCTGCTTATAACGTTTGCCAATTTGGTACAAACTGTTGCAAACCTTATAACGCAGTTTGATAAAGCATGGGTTTCAGGCAATACCGGAACGAACATACTGCGGCATCTTGGAGATATTCTTGTTACATTATCTGGATTCTTCCGTGATGCGTCTGAAAGCATTAAGGATTGGTCATCCAATTTAGACTTTTCCCCGCTCCTGGAATCTTTTGATAATGTACTTGCATCAGCGAATCCGGTTATACTGGCTATTGGTAATTTGCTTTTATGGTTTTTAAATAATGTTTTGCTTCCAATAACAAAATGGGGTCTTGAGCAGGGATTACCGGAGGTTTTCGAACTTATAGCAGCATCTCTCGATCTTTTATATTCGGTTATCGAAACATTGGCACCTACCGCTGAATGGTTTTGGAACACTTTTTTACAGCCGTTTGGTGAATGGAGTGGCAAAGTTATTATTGCAGCGTTAAAAAAACTGGTTAATGCATTGCTTAAGTTTTCTGATTGGATTTATGAAAATCAGTCACTTGTAGAATCAGCAACTGTAGCTGTCCTTGCGTTTTTTGCCGCATGGAAATTTCTTGCGTTTTTAAATGGAGTATCACAAATCATAGCCAAATCAGGTGAGCTTATTGTTATGTTTTTAAAAATGATTGATGCAATCGACCCAGTTGCTTTATCCATAAGCGGAATAATAAGTTTGGTTGCAGTACTGGCAAGAAACTGGGATAAAATGACTCCGAAAGAAAGAATGATAAGTGGCCTTCTGGCAGCAGCCTCCGCGGTTGGTGTTCTTGCTGTTGCTCTTGGTGCACTTTCTGGTGGCGTAGGCGCGGCGGTTGTGGCGGCATCTCTTGCGGCAGGAATAGCGGCTGCAACGATTGCGATTAATGCAGGCAAACGGCAGACACAGTCTATCTACAGCAATGCTGGGGGTGGAAGATCTGCAAAATACGCTTCTGCGGCTTCAATGTACAATATGCCACGCCTTGCTACTGGAACTGTAGTACCGCCACGTGCCGGAGAGTTTGCCGCAATCCTTGGAGATAACAAGCGCGAGACAGAGGTTGTTTCCCCATTAAGCACGATGAAACAGGCATTGAAAGAAGCCCTGGCAGAAAGCGGAGGTAGTCGGGATATAACGGTTATCATGGAAGTGGACGGTCGGCGCTTTGGACAGGCCGTGTATAAGGCAAACAATGAAGAAAAACAGCGTGTAGGTGTAAGGATGGTGACAGTATGATAAACGGTGTTTTTACTATTGATGGCTTAGATTTGCGCATCCAGGTTACAGACCTGGAACGCAGCTTTGCTGTTACCGACAGCGATAATTCCGGGCGTGTGCAATCCCGTAGGATGTACAGGGACATTATAGGTACTTTTTATAACTATACACTCACCGTAGATCCGGAAAAAAGCAACAGGGCCGATTATGATACGTTTTATGATATCATTTCGGCCCCTGTAGAGTCACACACCATGTCTTTCCCTTACGGGCAGGAAACGCTTGAATTTGAAGCCTATGTAACAAACGGAAAAGACAAGCTGAAAAAAGAAAAGAACAAAGACGGAATCGACATAAATAAATGGGGCGGATTATCTATTGATTTTATCGCAATGGAGCCGCAGAGGACATGATATGAAAGAAAAAGCGAGATCAAAAACAGCCGGGACAGGACTAAAAATAGTATATGATGATGTGGCTCCATATGCAAAAGATAACAGTTTTCCCCAAATCATGGATACTGGTTTACGACCACATAAAGGTTTATATCCAAAAACTGGTTTATACCCAAATGCAACAACGACAAGAAGAGAATTTCCGGATCTCCGGCGGGATGATCTGACTTATCCCGGATATGCACTATGCTATCCGGGATTTTCCCTTTTGAATGGTCAGTACATAAATATCCCAGAAGATCATGAAGATTATGGATATATCAGTGACGAGTGGTCAAACGAAGACGGCATATTCGGCTACTCTATAAAAACTCCTGGCCTTATGCCGCAAATTGGCCTTTATCCACGTGTGTTCCTTTATCCGTCTGGCGGACGGGACATTATGATGAATCAGCCGACCCTTACCATAACATTTAACGGCAAGTTCTCTAGTGTAGGTATTCTGCTTACGTTCAATCTTCTCTCTGGAGATTATGCAACCGGGTTAAATATCAAATGGTACGAGGACGGCCATTTGCTTTCATCTAAGGATTTTGCACCGGACAGTAGCCGATATTTTTGCAATAACTATGTTCAGAACTATAATATGATTGCAATTACATTTAAAAAGACTTCAAAGCCGTACAGGCCGGTGTTTCTCACCCGAATAGATTACGGAATCTACAGAGACTTCTTGTCCGATGAGCTGGTTACTACTGATTGTATACAAGAGATCAATGCAATATCTGAGAACATCAGTATAAATACCTTGTCTTTCACTGTGCGCACCAAAAGCAATATTCCGTTCGATCTCCAGAAAAAACAGAAATTAGCAGTTTTTTTTGATAATGATCTGATTGGGAACTTTTACCTTAAAAATGGAGCTAGGAAAAATGTCTTTGATTATTACCTGGATGCGCATGATGCGCTGGGCGTCCTTGACGGAAATGAGTATGTCGGTGGGATATACTCTGGGGAGTTGGTAAAAGATGTGGTAGCCGATATCTTTTCTGGTGAGGACTTTACCTGCGCTATAGACCCGTCCTTGTCAGATCAGGCTCTTTACGGGTACATACCATATACCACAAAGCGTAATGCTCTGGTGCAGATTGCGTTTGCGATAGGAGCTATAGTTGACACATCGAACGTAGATGGCGTAGCAATGTATCAGCAACAGAATGATGTAACAGGAACATTTCCGGCATCAGATACGTTTGACGGCGTAACCCTGGAACGCTCTGATATCGTGACCGGTATAAGGCTTACAACACATACATATCAGCCGTCAGCTGAAACACAGGAAATCTATAACGAGACACTTTCTGGAACGGCTGAGATAGTTTTTTCAGAACCTTACCATGACCTTTCTGTTTCTGGAGGTGCCGTAGTAAAAAGTGGCGCAAACTATGTGGTGGTATCTGGAACCGGAGAAAAAGTTACTATAATAGGCAAGAAATATATCCATAATACAAGCCAGATTTTAAAGGAAAATCCTGACATTGTATTTAATAAAAACATTAAAGAAGTTACTGATGCTACGCTTATAAATGCACAAAATGCAGAGCAGGCCATAGACCGGATCTATCGGTACTATATGCGCGCCGAAAGCGTTACCGGAGATGTTTTACTAAAAGATAAAGTTGTCGGTCAGCGAGTCGAAATCGACACCGGATATGATGGAAAAAAGTCAGGTGTAATTGAAAGCGTAGACTACAGTTTTGGAAATGCAATAAAAGCAAAGGTGACGATTCATGAGTGACATTTTGAATGGGCTTATATTTGATCGGACTCAGGCCGATATTGAGTCTCTTACTAAGAAAGCTTATATAGACTATCAGGATTTAAACCGTGTAGAAACGGCAGTAAAATGGGTGTCTTATTTTTTAAATCGGTGTGGGTACAAAAACACTACGCGGAACAAAACGAACTGGAGCATGAATGATTTCCGCACTGAAAAAGATATGGAACGCCTTAGATCAAACATCAATTCTATTCGATCCGCGTTTTATGCACCGGTCAGCACCCCTTTGACCCCTGCAAAGATAACGTATACGTCCATTTGGCAGGCAAATGCCATAGAACAGATCATTTACGATATCGGGATGATTGCAGAAAAAATTGAGCCGGGGCTGAATCATCTGAGCTTTAATCTTGGATCTCGCGGCTTTGGAAACAGGAGAGTTAATCTATGAGTTTAAAAACGGATTATAAAGATGATATTTATTCTGGGAAACGGCGCTATCGAATGATCCAGAATGATGATGGAACAGTATCATTTGATGATGTCACTGATTACACGCAAGATGGCGATATTTACAGTGCAGGAGATGTTAATGCAACAAATAAGGCAGTTAACCAAAATGCCGATGATATAGAGGACATACAAAAGTTGCGGTATGCCACATTTAAGGCCGCTGATTGGTCTCAGTCCGCACCTTATATTCAGCGTGTTGTAGTACAGGGTATGACGGTAAACGATGTGCCTATCATATCTTTACATATTGCAGACGGCACCACATCCTCAGATGCAAAGGCGCAAGGCAAAGCATATGGATATGTTGATCGCGCTGTTTCCGGAGGCGGCCAGCTTGCGCTTTATTGCTATAACTCAAAGCCGACGGTAGATTTTACCGTAGCTATAAAAGGAGTGTAGGTATGGCAGATGCGATAGTATTACGTGGCGGGTCTGGTTTTGATGATTCACAGCTTACGGCTACGCCGGATAAGGTTAGGAATGGGAAAACGTTTTATGGATCCGGAAGCGACAGCATACAGACAGGAACTGTTACCGAGATTGCGGCAGAAACAGTAAAGCTACCGCTGAATGGATCTTACACCATACCGCAAGGCATCCATTCTGGAAACGGCAAGGTGGTACAGAGTTTGCAGACAAGCTCAGGCGGTACAGTATATCCAACCAGTGAAAAACAGACTGTGCAAACCGCGAATAAATACATGACTGGCGATGTATATGTGGCACCACTTACCGGACTTAAGCCAGAAAACATCAAAAAAGGCGTAACTATACTTGGAGTTACCGGAACTTATGAGGGGTACAGCTAATGGGAGAGTGTATAATTAAGCGTCAGGGCGGCGCAGTAGATGTTTCAGATCTTACAGCCGCACCAGCGGACGTTGTGGCCGGAGAAAAGTTTTATGGATCCGGAACAGATGAGATTCAGACTGGAATCCAGAAAAAGATCGGAAGGATCAGTAAGGTGCTTGGGGCAAACGAGACGTATGTTATTCCGGCTGGATATGTCGATGCAGGATCTGCTGTAACTCAGAATATTGTTACAAAGGGTGAAATGACTGTTGATCCGGTCGCAAATGGATCCTTGCTCAATATATCCGGTAAGTATATGACCGGAGACATAGTTGTAACTGGCGTGGATAATTTGAAGCCCGAGAACATCAAAAAAGGTGCTTTTATCGGTTCTGTCGCTGGCACATTCGAAGGATATGTGAATACAGATCAGCTTACGCCGTATTGGTATGGTGTGTTTCCACCTGGACAAACTGGCTTTTATGACAGTGCGTTTTACCAAAATCCTAGTAGTGCCGGGTCATCTTGGGACAATTACAAAACATCTGTGTATGCTCAGATGTCTGTAGATTGGAGTTATGATGTAGATGATTCTTTGCAAGGAAAATGCATTAGAATTGAGGGGAAAAGAATACGTTCTGCACCCGCAACTGCGGTGGCTCCGTTTGTGACGTTCGAAAAACAAATAAATATCGGATCCGCAAAAAGCGTAACGATATGTTACACATTGCCAGCAAGAGCTTATGACCAGGACTTGTCTGTGTTTATACTATCTCAAAACAGACCAGGCGTTTTCTATGAGAATCCTTTATATAGGAACGGAAGTTTTTATTCAGGTACTCTTGGGGCATTTGAATTATATCACCTTGATACAACATCGGACGAAGATGCATGGATAACAAGAACATATACTATACCAAACTCAGGCCAATACAATTTTGTTACATTTCTACCCTTTAGAATTCCAGCAGATTATAATACAAGCGCGTTTGTATCGAAAGTTCGCTACATTAAATTTAATAAATAAAGGAGATAATTATGAGTGACGAAAACGTATCTTTACCAGTAGCGCAAGCACTAGCATCAGCGCTTGCAAAAATAGAAGCGTATGTTCCAACTGAGTACGTTGATAACTCTGAACCAGACCTTGATGCAGAGCATCTAAATCACGCGGAACAGGGAATCATGAGAGTGACAAACCTGTTAAATGCTGCTGTCGATGTTATACAGGGGCAGGAAAGCCGCCTTGTGGATGCTGAAAATAAGATCGGCACAGCTGCGCTGACCGGCGGCATGACCGATCTGTCCAGCGGCGTTAACTCGCTATATAGTTCTTTAACACGAAAACAATTAATAGCAACGGCATCAACCACAGACCATGACATTAAAAGCTTCATATCGGCATCTATAAATGGTGGGAAATTGAGTTATTCCATTGTAACCATACTGAACAGTGTGAATACTTCATTTTTTGGAGAAAGTGGAAACTTTATCATTTTGGTAGCTGGAGACAATGCAAATTATGGATTTTTTGCTACAAATCTATGGAATGGTAAGTTATGGACGGGTCGGTTCTCAACCTATGCAGATGATTGGAATTTATATTACATTAAATAATCAAATATTCCATAATAACACTCCCATAAACCTATCAGACTCATTTGTGCCTATTGATTCTGTTCCGTCAGAATTAAGAAAATAAATGGTTAAGGTATTCGTATCTTTAATAAAACATACCCTCTCGTCTGGAATATATGTGCCAAAATCTTTTACATAAAACCAGCTGCTTGGACGGAATAACACTATAGAATCCGCTACGACATGAAGATATCTATTTATTGTCTTGGTGTTGAGCACATCAAAAGAACTATTTTGCTGGGGACACTCAAACGGCGAAAAAATAGTACCATAAATGTATCAAAAATCTTACAGAAAGAAAGGAAAAACACTTATGGAAAAAGAAATGAACACCCAGGAACCGTTACACCGAAACTGTGCACCTCATGATGCAGCACACTGCGATATCAACGATCATCATAACCTGTCTCCGGCAGATGATGACTGTGGCCACTATGTTAACTCCGGCCCGGGCGTAGGAAAACCGGCTGGCGGCGGTCATCCGGTAAACGGTGTCATTGATGCAGGCACTACCCCAGACAGCGCACGTCACAATCACGATCAGGATCCAGAGCATGGTCCTGGCGTGAAATAATGCGAATATTCTGAGGTCGGCAATGGTTCCCGACACACTCCAAATGGAGTATTTGAGATGATGGATACACCGCCCATCCAGAATATTTCGTGTTGCATTTCGTGTTGCATAGTATTTAAAAATGTACCATTTTTGATATATTTATGCGACAAGTGATAAATGCTTATAACATCAAAAGCCGCATAAAACCTAAGTTATAGGTTCTATGCGGCTTTCCAGTTAATCGGGGCAACAGGATTTGAACCTGCGACCTCTCGGCC